CATTCCACCAGCAGATGCCAGATTCAAGACCGTTGGCAATGCACCGCATGCCTTTTCTGCATCGTATCCGGCCAGCGCCATATAATTCAACGCTTCCGCAGATTCTGCAGCAGAGAACTTGGTTGCAGCACCCATTTCCTTTGCGGTATTGGCCAGCATTGCGTACTGCTCATTAGAATAATCCGCTTCGCCGGCAGTCATGCCCATTGTTGCGGCAACCTGGCTCATAGATGCTTCGAAACCAGCTCCAACATTTACCGCAGCTGTTCCGAGTCCAACTGCAGCTACTGTTGCTGCAGTTATTCCAGCAGCAAGTCCTTTTACCGCAAATTTCCCAGCCGATGCTGCAGCACCAGCCGCATTGGTAGCAATACTCTTAATCCCTGACGCTGCAGTCTTAAACGATAACTTTGCAACCTTTCCCAGGCTTCCAAGCAGCTTTTCTCCGGTCTTGGCCGCCGTCTGAAGCGGTCCCGGAAGTTTCTTTATGCCAGCATCCAGCTTTTCTTTTGCCAGCTGCTTTGCCGAATCAGCCAGAGACTTAAAACTTTTTTTCGGATGAGCCAGCCCCGTACCCAGCTTCTTTACTCCATCGACCAATTTATCAATCGGGGGAGCATGAATGCTGTTGGCCAGGCTGTCCATCTGATCCGTTGCGTCCTCTGCGCTCTTTTCGATATTCTTCAGACCGCTCTCTGTATCTTCCAGGATACCAAGCTTTGCATCAATGCTGTTCAAATCAGAAGTAAGGTCCGCAAAGGGATTCTGCTCAACCTCAAATCCGATTGTTACAACATCTTCCCGGATCGTAGACATTCCAATCACCTGCCTTCGTTACTTTTCCGCAGCTTTTCTTCTCGCTTCCAGGAGCAGGTCATAAGCTGCGTTTGCTTCAGCTACTTCCAATGGTGACATCTGGTTAAATACCGTGTTGTAATCCATGCCGGCGTCCAATACCAGACGCCACCAGTCCCAATGCTGACTAGCCCTTTGCTTTAGCTCCGTTTGCGTTAGATTCTTTTCGAAACTTGCCGTACATAACGTCACGGCCCCAGGTAGTTACCGCGTTGTATTCTTCCATCGTGTCGAAGCTGTCTGCAGTGAGCCCCTTCGGCTCTACGATCACGTTATCCAGGATGTACTGACCGAGTTTCTCTGTACTGGTGGTAGTAGTTCCATCAATGTAGGAACTATCCACACCGCGTACAGCCACAGACAAACCGGAAAACTGCGCCACATACTTAGTTCCGTTGATTTCTTTTTCCACCGTGTAAAATTTACTCTTATCCATTGTTTGTCTCCTTCCAAAAAAGAGTGCCATCCCGAAGGAAAGCACTCCTGACATTAATTTACCGTATAATCAAATACCTGGATCTCAAACTCCCGGTCATCCAGCTCTGCTGCC